TGAAGTTGCTGCGTTTGTAGCGGTGTTTACAGCAGCGTTCAAGAAGATTGAAGCGCCGATGTTGACTTGGCCGTAATCAGTGTCAAAGACATTGATGTTGTTCTCAGCACTGTTTGCGATAAGGCCAGAAGCCAAGATCTCTTTAGCCGACTTGTAGTTCAAGAAGTTCGAAAGGAACAACTCGAATCGGTGTGAACCTGGGTCACCATCTTGTGCAACTTGGTTAGCCAAAGATTGTACAAGTGTCCAAAGGTTGTCAGGTATAAGAGAACCTGTTTCAAGGTTATCTACTGTAGTTCCAGCAAGAGTCGTATGGCTGTTTGAAGCCAATGCTTGTCCGTCTGGTGTTGTGTGAACTGCACCTGCGAAAGCATCACCATAACTGTCGAGCATCGCTCGTTGAGTTTGTGTGTCTGCTGCGCGTTTACCAATATCACGTCCGATAGCTTCACGTTTTCCTACCATGTCAGCACGCATCGCTTCATCAGAGACAGGTACTTGTTTGTAGAATTTCTGTGAGTTCTTTGTGACTTGGTTTCCGATTTCAGTTGAAGAGTTCAAGAATTCTTCTTGCTCACCGATTGTTTCGAAGTTTCCAACACCACGATTTTCGTCATGGATGAAAGAAACACCAACTGTCGGTCCTGTGCGGAAGTAAGCCTCGTTCTGAGCGCTTACGTCTCCAGGTTGTCGTTCACGTGAAAACTCTTCGTACAACACAGCATCGATACCAGTTCGTACTGCGTCTGGGGAGAGAGCGCCACTAAATCCGCCCTGTAAATTAGACATATTTTCTTACGTTAAATTATTATACCAATACTGCATCATACGCGGCTGCAACGACAACACAATCAAGCGTTCCTTTGGCTGCATTACCATCTACAATTTCAATTCCAGATGTATCTGCTCCACTATCAGCTTCTTTGATTGTATAAAGTTCGCCACCACCGTCTCCACCTGTAGAGTTGTAGTCGATAAGCGTTACATCTTGCAAAATGTTCAAGATTTCAGCTTCGGTATCAATACTAGCTGCTACCTCTGCTTTCCCACGCAATATTCCAACATAAGGAATAGATCGTGCGAGAGCAATTTCAGATGCTACTACAGTTCCAGTGCTAAATGGGTTTGAGCCTTTAAGAGCTACTCCCCCAAGTTTGTGTGTTCCAATGACAGGTGTGTCAGCCGCTGCAAGTATGTAGACATTAACGTCTGCTGTACCTGTAGTGAGAGCTGCCAAAGAGTGCATTGGTTCTCCAGCCTCAACGCGAGTCGCTGCTGCTGCTTGTCGTACGCGGAGTGTTCCAAACATTCCACTTACTTCTAGGTCATTTCGTGACATATTCGTATCATTATTATTCGAACCTTCCCTTAGTATGTCTTCAAGAAGGTATACCAGTGATTTAGATGCAAAAAAGCTACGCTATGATCTAGCGTAATCTTTATTGCTAAAGATTTGTTTAGCCCTTTATGAACTCAGTTCTACCGTCCTTATACTTAACAAACTTGCCGTTCTTTGACTCTTTTTCATAGCGTTTTAGAGCGCTATTCCATTTCAAACCAAGTCTTGCATACTCTGCACCATCTGCAGGTGAAAGTTTTGGTTGACTACCCTTAGGAGAGTCTTGGAAGGATCCAGAAGCATCAGTTGATGCGTTCTTTTTTCCCGCCACAGCACGTTTCAGTTCTTGGTTTTCACCGAGAACCTTTGATTTGTTAGCGATAAGGTACGCTTCCTCGAGTTGTTCCTTCAAAGAGAGGTCTGGTGGAAAACTGCGATTTTGATGAGTCAAGATAACAAGTTCACGCTCTTTGTCATTGTCTGACATCTGAGAAACTATGTCGCTTATCTCACTTTTACGTTCTCTTGCCATGAAGGCATGAAGTTCTTTACGAGTGATGGGTTTATCCTCTTCGGAAACCTCATCCTCGTCTTCTGGAACGTCCTCACTTCGCAATCTATTCCGCTCCTTATAGGCTTTATCCGCAAGAGCTTTTTCAGCTTTCTCACGGGCCGCTCTCTCTTTTTGAAGCTGGGCTTCAAGTTGTGCAGAGGCTTCATCTACTTTTGGCTCTTCCTCAGTAGAATCCACTTGTTCATCCGTTGATTCAGTCTCTTGGACCTCATCTAAAGGCTCAGGTGTGCCTTGAATTTCGTCAGACATATAGTCATCCATTTTAAGCCTGGTAGGCTATTTAACTCTTGCGAGTATCCAGTTTAACGAGATGGTGCTCACTTTGTTAAATTGTTCAGCTTTGTATCGATAGTATCGAGTGTGTAGAGCCACATTTTCCCCATTGTGAGATCCATTGTGCTAGTAGACTCTTCAAACATTCTTTTGTTCGCACGGTATCGAATGTCTGCTTTGAGTACTCTCCACAGCTCGCTTTTCTTCAATAGTTCAGCTTCGCTTACTATTCTTTTGAAATATTGTTCTGAAACAGGCTTGCCCGCGACTGTCCAATCTGTTCCTACCCGTTTAAGTATGTCATCTTCGTCTATGGTGTTGTAGAGATCCTTTACCTGAATAGTCAATATTCTCTCTCTAATATAATCCTTTAGACGTTGAAACATAGTTATGCTTTAGTCTCCTCAACTTTCTTCTTGCGACGTAGTGGTTTAGCTTTGTCTTTGCCTTTAGCCTCTGATTTGAGCGCTTCGCGTTTCTTCTTAGCTGATTCAAGTGCCGTTGCTTCTGCCTCAGAAACCTCTACCAATGAAGAATCAATCGATACTTCGAATATTGGCTCTGGACTTTCAACTGCTTTCTTTTCATCAAAGTCATAGAAACATCCTGCCTTGACTTTCATTCCGTCCTTTCGAATAAGCCCTCCGAGTCGATCATATTCTACCAGGAGCTGCTCGTCACTTGCGTCTCGCCCAACGCCTCCCATTTTTCCACCCTTGGATAGTGGTGTTCCTTCGATTGCTCTTTGAATCTTCTCGTCATTGACGAGACTGTAGTCTCCGACTTTCATATGTTATTTATTTCCCGTTAATTTACGGATTAAAGTATTTGATTTGCACCTACATTATTGGCTGGTTGTGGGACATTCGTTGCTTGCTGTGGAACTTGCTGTGGTAGACCTGGAATCTCATCATCTTTCATAAATTCCTCACCTTCACTTTGGAAGAACGATTGCAAAATCCTTCTATCCAATTCTTGTAAATCAATGTATGGATCATTGGCAAGTTGCGCACGCAGTCCAAGCAACACAGGTTGCATAGCTTCTGGACTCTTTGAGAACATTTCCTCTATGTCTATTTTAGTCAAGAATCGATGTTTCGCAAAGAGGGCTGGATTTACGAGTCTGACCGATGGGCTTTTCTCTGGATAATCACTTTCTTCTAGTAGTTCAAAGCTCCTTTCAAGTTTCTCTTCCTCAGTCAATTCAAGACCGATAAGGGTCTCATCAAACTTGATTTTACGTTCTCCGATCTTTTTACCATTCTTCTTGTTCTCAAGCATGAATGTCTTGTATTTCATTTTCATGCGACCCCCTGTTAACTCCTCGACTTGGGGAACTGTGATGTGATTGATAATAATATCTTTCATCAGATCACCGTACATAATCATAGACTCAGCGAGAGATTTCGCAGTAGCTCCTATGGTCTTGCGAGCGTTTGCCTGTGCTTGTGCTACGTTAAACGCCTTCTGAGATGCTTCTGGAAGCTGTCCTTCAATAGTTTTATTCACTGATCCTTCATCCATTGACTTTTCTACTTCACGCAAGGCATTGAATCCTGCCACCATGTTGCTATTAGGCATGATAGGCGTGACACGAGAATCTTTATCCTCTAAAGCAATCACGGCCCCAGGGAAGACAACACTGCTATCTACTTTATCCACACCTGAAATTGCAATAGGCATCTCTACTTCAAGGATTGCTCGGTTATACACTATCTCACTCATCGCATCATACGCCATGTTATCCCAACGAAGCGCGTTCATCATGGACTTGTAGTAGAAGAAGTGTTCTCCAATACGGGTAAAGCCAAAAGGAACTTTGTTGTACTTAGGTCTGTTGCGGTGATCTCTATGTCGGAGTGGGTTAGACTCAGTATCACTATCTCCCAGGTAAATACCACCTACGAATGGGACTTCTAGGTCTTCTCGTCTGTTCTTGTAAATCTCCTCTGCTACAAGGTTAGGGTGCTCATCGTCTTTTATGTCGTAAAATAGTCCGTCTTCTTGATTATAAATTGATCTTGCTCCTGGCTGAATGTAATCCCAATGAGGGTGATCGCCGTACTTGGCTTGCATCTCATCCCAACTCTTGTACTGCACCTCTACAATAGCCTTCTGACGCTGAATATTGCGCTCAAAGGCATTGGATATGAGTATCTGATTAGCAGATAGGATTGGAGCTTTAAACCCACTCAAAACCTCATCCATGACCTCTTTCTTGCTGAACTTGCCGTCAGACGTTTCTTCCTTTACATTCTGCATGACTTGGAAGAACTCTGCACCCATGTAGGTGACAGGGTTGTACATCATGCCCATAGCAGCTTGGAGGAAAGATGATTGATAGTTGGAGTTTGCTGGTTGTGCCATCCATTCAACGATATCACGCATTACCTCTGAATAGTCCTGATCTATCTCATCATCCTCATTTTGAGCCAGAAACAACGGAAGGAGGAAGTTAGAAGTTAGCTGTGCGTGCATTGAAATAGCCTTGTTACGGGCCATAGAACGCGTACCACGCCACTTCCATGCTTCGTTTGCATTTTCGACTGATGTGTCAACATACGCATTGAACATCATCTGTCCGTTATTCATGTCTTCAATAACAGACATATCGTTCAACTCAAGCCAACCACGGTTAAGGATACTAACACCCTCTTGGTAGTCTTGCTGAACCTTAGCTGTCAGATCACGCACCTCTTGAGAGGGTTGATAGCCTGATAACTGCTTTTGTTTGTCAAAAATGGTACCTATCATATTTATCTAAACTTATTTGCAAATCCTGCGCTTGGTCGGTTAATTCTTACACTCGTTAGTCCTGCGCTTGTTGGTCTGTGAATGTGTATTGACTTTGCCTTAGCTGTTGATTCCATCATGAGAGCGTACCTGATTGCGTCTAATGCGTGGTCGTTCTCTTTGATCGGATTCTCATACTCGTTCTTGTCTGCCTTCTTCTCTGGGTAGCTATATGTCTCTAATTCCCATATAAGGTTTTCACAGCTTGTGTGGATGAACAACCTTCCAGACTTGAACAGCTCTTTGACCACATTTATCCCTCTCTCAACACTACCTTTTCCTTTTATAACATCTCTCACGTTAGCACCTCTACGTTCTAGCTCAGCTATTCCTCCGGCACACTCTGGGTCTGGGTAGCACTCATTCCAGTTGAGAGCCGTTACATACTCTGCTATCTGGGCATCTGTTTTCTCTCGCTTGTACCATTCATCGGTTATCCAATAATTACCTTCTCTATCTTTTTTGATCGTGTAGGCCGCTGCTGGGTTTCGAAAGCCGAAGTCTACTCCACCAAAGACCTTGGTTGTTACGAAGTCTTCACCATCAAAACCTGGTTCTTCAAACAAATGTTCATCTCGGTCAAACTCTTTATACACCAAACCTTCTGTCTTTCTAAAGTCTGCCATGTATTCCTGAGCAAACCTATCTTCTGTCAGTTCTTCTTTTGCTTTGTCTAGTTCTTCTTTAGGGATGTATGAGTTGTCGTAACTACTAAAGTGGTAACTCTTGTAATCATCGTCCTTACGTTCTTTATTGAATAAATCGTAGAAATGGTTAAAGCCTTTCGGTGTGGAGATAAATATCGCTTCTCCTCGTGTGTCGGTTAATGTTGGTCGCACTACTTCCTCCCAATTACTCTGAAAGTTTCTCATGCTTGCAATTTCATCTATCACTATAAGGTCGTATTGCTGTCCACGCATTGTTTCAATACTTTCCCAACCTCGTAGGGATACATAACTTTGTCCGCCATTCCTTGTCATTACCTCTAGTTCAAGTCTGCTTTCATTTACTTTCTTTATTATCGGTCGCATTTCCTTTATTAGCATTTGCCATGCAATGTCTCTCGCTTGTTGATACGTTGGGGCTACATAAGCTATTCTGCTTTCTTGATACACTGCCTTCCCTTTTATCTCTTCTATTGCTAATGTTGTTTTCCCCCATCTACGTCCACAGTTAATCACTCGGAATCTATGATTATCCTTCGCTACTATCGCTTGTGTCGAGTGCAGTTTCATGTTTATCAGCTACTTCTTTTGCTATTTTTAGAACAAACTCTGCTCCTCCTTCTAGCTCTACTGCTTGACTTGCTTTACCGTACATTTGCTCAACTAAGAATTGGAGTAGCTTACTGTCTCCCTCTAATGCTTTCTCAAGGGTCTTCTTTACTATTGCCGCTTTCTCTTCTCCTGTAAACCTGTCGGATAGTCTTGGCTTGTCTTTACTTCCCTTGGGTCTTCCTGATCCTGGTCTGAATCCGCCCCTATTAGATTGAACTGGTTGATTCTGTATCATTTATTTGGCTAGGTTGAGCTATCTCTTTGTTGTAAATCTGTTATGACTGCTGCGAACATTAGCTTTTGTTCCAATTCGTCTTTTATACTTTCTATCCTATAGGAAATTGAGTCTATTGATTTTTGTTTCTCTCTGTACAATGTAAGGTCATCTGTAAAGTCGGATTGTTCTACTTGTTTTTTAAACTTTATCCCCTCTAGTTTAATAATCTCTAATCTCTTTTTGTGATCCCATTCATGCCAGCCACCACTAATGATCCATTTCGATTCTTTTCTTTCCAGTAGTTGGGTGTACATATCTATTTCTTTTTTTTCTTTGCTTTTTTTGCAGCTTCTTTTCCCTTCTTAGTGTACGGGAATTTCTTTTTGCCTACTTTTGGCATATTAGTCCTGGTTAATAATGAGAAATTCATCATCGTTTAGCCCGCCTTGGCTATCTAGTAGCTGCTCTTCCATTCCTGCTTTGATTTGTCCCTTTTCAATCTTTTGGGTGATCATCATTTGGTGCAAGGCTCTGGCTATGGCAAATTCACCTTCACCGTGAACAGGGTCTTCTTGTTCTGCTATCATTGAATCTACAGTTATAAGGTGGGCTACTACTTGGGTTGCATGTTCTACTGCGTAGTAGATTGCCTCTGCTGGATCAATGACATCATCGCCTATTTCCATTGAGCCACCAGATTGAATCTGCTCATACGGGGCTAGGAGAGTAGTTTTCAGTACATTACCCTCTGGTAGTTTGTCTGCTATCTCTTTGAGACATAGGCCACCGCCTTTAACATATCCACCTCTCAAAGCTGCTTTGCAGGCATACACTGCGTCTTCTATCTTGAGTTTCTGATAAAGAGAGCTTGCTTCTGTTGAGTCTCCGACTTTGATTACTCCTACTGCTGAGGCCATTGAAGCGATACGACGCTCTAGGAGTTTCTTGAATTGTGGTTGTTTGGTTTCTACCAGTTGGCTTTTTAATATTTCAAGACGTTCTTGTACTGGGGTTGTTGGTTCTTCTATTTCTAAACCTTCTTCATCTTTAACAACGGGGTTCTTAATTTCTGATGCTCCTCTACCACCTGTGATAATAGCATCTTCCTTGAGCTCGGAGTCTTTTACGACGATCTTTTCAATGAATCCCATGTCCTCCGGCTTGATGTTCTGAAGTTTCTTGCCCTGTGCTTTATCAATGAAATTTGCTCCACAATAGACTGAAAGGTCTTCTAGTTGAGGAGTCCGTAGGCTTGGAGCGAGTATTGGGTGGATGAAAAAGCCATTCTTTCCCGCATTTACAAAGTTTACCATCACATTCTCAGAGAATGATGGTGCTACCACCACGAGCTTTGAAGTACCCAACTCCTTAAACGCGTGTACAAAGCTGCCCACGTTATCCATTGCGTAGTTGGTGATGATGATAGGGCTGTCTTTTACTACCATCTCGTATCTGTTTGGATTGTTAACGAACACCTTAGCAGGAACTTTGGCTGAAAACCGCATTCCTTTTATAACCTCTGTCTCAATCTCACCCTTATAACCCTCGACCACATCAATAAAGCCATCTACACCTACGTCCCAGGCCATCTTTGCAACAAGTTTGCCCAGGTCTTCGTCCTCTACAGATATTGTGGCTACTTTCTCAAGGTCTTTTAGGGTTTTAATTTTTTTAGAGACTTTGGTTATTTGTTCTTTTACGTCTTTCGCTGCTTTCAAAATGTCGTTCTTCAAAGAGATTACATCATGATCTGAGCCTACAAAAGCTGTTTTGCTCTCGTTGGTTTGTTTGTATATCTCGTTAAAGAGTTTACCAGCTAAAATGGTTGTACAAGTCGTTCCGTCACCTACCTTTTCATTAGTTTTTTTACAAGATTCTTTGAAAGTTTGTGCTGCCATCCTCACCTGTTGGTTCTTTGGCTCGATACATTCTGCTACGGTAACACCGTCATTTGTGATGCGATTACCGCGGTTCATTGTTCTGTATAGCAGGACATTGCGTCCTTTTGGCCCGAATGTTGCTCTCACTGGTTCGTAAATCGCGTTCACTCCCTTTTTAATAGCCTCCATTGCTTTTGCTCCCGATAAAGTCGTCGTCGTTCTCATAAAAATTGGCGCTTATTTTTATAATTAGTTTGAATATCAGTTTTAAAACTTTTGCGTAGTTTACACCATCCTTGAAATGAGACCATCTGTCTGACCCAGTATGGGGCGCTATCATACTCTCGTCTTAGCTCTTTTTGAGTCTTTGTGACACCTTCTGACACTTTATACTCCATACTTTTCAATCAATATACCGAATCACTCCATGCTAATCTGGATACAGATGAAAGCGCCTTCCACCCTATCCAAGAAGTGATCCAGTGTGTTGACAGTAAACTATTTGCTTCCAGCGGAGTACCGCTGTCCAGTTTGCGGCCTGATAGGGCGGCATAACTGCTGAAATGCTCCGTTGGAAACAAAGGTTTTATAATAAACAAAAACCGACAGTCATGTCGGATCTATCAAAGCCAGATATTCTGAATATTGCCCTGTGACAGTAGGGTACCATTCTACTGATTCCATTCCAAACGCATTTTTTCGGGCATAGTGACATACATGTGGATAACTGATTCGTCTAACTTTTTGTACAACTCCCACAATCTTTGATCCCGTACATACACATGATCTTGGGGTATAGATTTCTTTGCAATACGAAAATCCAAGGTTCTTTTCCTATCCTGTACTGCTCGCAATAAAACATTCATTCTTCTTTGAACCTTTATACGTGCTCGTGACTTTCTCCATTTTATTTTTGATTCTTTTATTAGATCTCTCTCCAACTTACGTATTTGACCTTCTTTAAGATAATACATTGGATCACCAAAATTTTTTTCTACGGTATAATGATAACTACACAAATTAATCCCCCACTCTTTCTTCCTTCGACAATATATACATTGTTCTTTTTTCATGTGACAAGCATGGTTACATATCGACGCGTATATCCTCCCAACAAATTGATATTTGGGTGGCCCGTTCGCTTTCGCAGGTGGGCCAGACCTTTCATGCGGCTGATGGTGGTTCATCAACCTTCTCTCCTTGGAAGT